GTAGCAACAGTGAAAAATAAGTTTAAGTATTCCCAGAACACAGGACTCTTATCTTCTTATTTTAGAATTAAAAACCCCTGGTTTCCCAGGGGCTTAATGATGAAACTTATTACACTCGGATTAGGTTTGCAGAAATAACAGCATCCCAGTCGACTCGTTTAATTTGTTTCAATTGCTCGAGAGAGCTAAACCTTTCACCCGATAAGGACATCTGAAGATCTTTGATCTCTCGGGCAGTCTTCATTCCAATACCTTTAATGTGATCGGCAATCATCTGTGCAGTTGCACCGTTGATATTCAATCGGGTATCGGGGGGAAACGACCGAGGTTCCTCCTGGGCGGCTTTATCTTTAACCTGGAGCGCTTTAACTTTTTTAGTTGCGCTTTCGTCAGCAACTAATTCAGTTTTGTAAGCGGTGAAAAGGCGACCATCCTGGTCTTCAACCATGAACCAATCGCCGTTATCCCATTCGCTTACAACCTTTACATTAGCGCCTGTTTTTTTGTGCTGATAAAGCATAAGGACCAGAGTTAATTTCTGGTCCTAGTTTAACTTATTCAGCTAACTGTACGGTTAGGCAGATAAGCTTCGATGTCCTCGTAGCCAGGAGCGTCATCGGGTTGGATGTAGCAGATTTCCACAACCAGGTAACCGGTGAGGCCAGCGTTCGAGTCAGCATCGGAGATATAAATACCGCCAGAAGTGCTGGTGTCGTTAGCAAGACCTTTTGCAAACACCTTCATGGTGGTGGCAGCGGTTGCTTCGTAGTACACGATGCCACCAGAAACACCTGCAGCACCTGTAGCGGTGATGAAGGGGTTTTCACCGAAAGCTTGGCTACCACCAGCGAAGTAAATCTTGGTAGCAGCGTCACCAGAAACGGTGGAGGTCAGGTTTGCCTGAATCACGGCTTCACCAACGCCGGAAGCAGCGGTAGGACCACTGCTATCACGACCGAAGGAGATGACGTTACCTGTAGCAGCAAACACACCAGAAGAGACACGGTTGTCGCCCCAGCCGGAAGCCACGGAGACGGCAGTGCGATACACGTATGCAGGCTGAGTGCTGCTGCCAGAGATCACCATGCCGGTGATATCAGGACGGGTTGTGTCGTTCCGATAAGGGGAAGGAACGATCACATTGCCGGTTGCCAGGGGGGAACCAGAGGTAGCAGTCACGGCCACGTAGCCGCGCTGCTGGAAGTAACGGTAGCCAGGGACGGCCAACACCGAAGTGGGGCCGCCGTTAGAGGCATTATTAGTACCGTCGTCTGTGGTGTCGATATTGCGATACCAACCGTTCAGAGCTTCTGCCCAGTTACCCGGGTAGATTTTCTTAGCAGATAAATAGCTCATCTATTTTGTCCTAAATGTTAAATACTATTTTGATCAAACAGTGCCGTCGTCTTGCAGGTAGCTGAAGGCAGTTGTAACGAAGTCCTTGTTCAGGATTTCGAAACCTGCATACAGTTGCCAGATCAGGATGATGAAACGGCTGAAGTCGTCGTTGTTGTTGATCAGCACCTGAGCGTTCGGGCCGCCGATACCAACGCCGATGGCCTGAGGACCGAAGAAGTAACCCTGAGCAACTTCCTTCGAGGCATAGCTAGAGCCGTTGTCGAAGGAGGTGTTGACGCTCTTGCTGGGGAAGTTGGTCGACTCGAAGAACTTAACGCCTTCGAACTGAACACCAGTAGGCATCACAGGCTCACCAGCCAGGAAGTAACCCTGACCAGCCTGGGGACCCATATAGAAGCTGGTGTTGTTAGGCATCATGGGGTTGCCCATGTACATGCCTTGACCAGGAGCGCCAGCGTAACGGGCGATCTCACGGAAGTCAGGATCACGACGCAGATGCATCATGAAGACGGGATCGCAGATGCAGCGATACAGACCGTCAGAGAATGTAGGAACGTTGCGCTTACGCAGGTCCTTAACAACAGTCAGCAGGTCGGTACGAACCGAGAACTGTTGAACCTGGTTGCCATACTCAGCGGCGGTGTAGGAGATACGACCAGAGGAATCCTTGGCCTTACCACCAGCAAAGTAGTAACCACCCTGGGAAGAAGAAGCTTCACCGTTTGCTTCGGCTTTAGACAGTTCGTCAATAAAGACGCGGTCACGCCAACGGCGATAGTCATCGAGCAGGGTCAGGGAACCGATGCTCTGGTGGAACATGTTCAGGTTGCCCGTGTCCAGCAGAAGGCGCTGGGCAGTGATCAGGGTCTCACGAGCAATCTTGAAGGTCGAAGGCTGTGTGGGATCACCCGGGTCTGCAGGACCTGTGTACTCCTTGAGCACCACCAGGACTTTCTCCTTGGTGATGTTACGGCTGTTAGCGGTACCGATTGTCTGATCAGCAATACGCTCACGGCTGTCCTTCGTACCAGGGGTACCCCAGAACTTGTAGCGATCTAACTGAACGGTCTGACCGGGCTGACGTGTGAAGTCATGAACCACAACGGGCTCAACAGCCATTTCCGCGATGTAAGCAGGGTGGGGACGATAGAGTTCCGCACCAAGAATCTTTGGAAAATCGTTATCAATGAACACTTTGTTTTATCCTCCAGTGTCGCAGGAATTGATGTTATCGGGTGAAAGATTCAGACATTACTATGTCTTATCTAACACAAATTTTAGCAGTTGGTAATTTATTTATTACATGTACTGCATTGTCGATGCCTTGTAACGAGCACCGGGTGAATTACTAGAGCCGTAAGATTCTGGATCAAGCCCTCCCTGTTGGAACCCAGGGATTCCAATTGCTCCTGGAATTGCACCAGCAGCAACACCTCCGAGCCCAGCCAGGGCGGCAGAAGCTGGAACTAAATTGGCTGCAAGACTCCTTCCAACAGCTCTTCGCATGTTGTCAGGAGCAACCTGAACACCTGAAGCTGCTTCGGCAAGATCAAGAAGAGCTTTCTGACGTAAACCTCCTTCACGCATCTTTGCTGCTTGTTCCAGGGAAGCTTCAGATAAGTCAAGGCCAGCTGTTTTTGCTGAACCAAGAATGGCGTCAGCATATTTACCGGCGAGTTTCCTGGAAGCAAGTAAGCCCCCGGCGGCACCTGTACCACCGGCTAAGCCAGCAAGTACTGCGGAGCCAGGGTCTTCTCCTTGAGAAAGGGCGTACCCGCCAGTTGCCAATGCAGCAGTAGCAGGTACACCATATTTAAGAGCACCGCGCATGGCTTCACTCCATCACAAACAGTTTGTTTGCAACGGTCTGAGGTTGAGCTTGGTTCAGAACACGCCAGGCGTTCTGAGGATCACGAGTCATTTGATCGTTGAACGTACCCCAGAAGTTCTCAGGTTGCTGAGGAGCGGCAGCTGCAGGAGGTGCAGGGAACTGACCTTGTGTTACAGCAGCAGGAGCAGTCGGATAACCTTCGGTTTCCAGCTGAGCCTCGTTCTCATACACCGGGCAAGGACCTTCGGGACCGAAGAACTTCAGGGTGTAATCGCTGAGCACATCGGGATTGGTCAGGATCTCGTTGTAAGCCAGGTTCTCCTGGTGCTCATTAATAGCGAAATCGGCATAACCACGGATGTTATCCATGGCACGACCACCCCAGGCAATGGCGCTATCAAGAACCTCTTCCAGGTTTAGTGCGTACTGATTCAGAATTGCGGGTGCCTCGACCCCGAACGCGTCGAACACCAGACGGCTTTCGTCGCTCAGATCCAGGTAATCCGCGATCTCCTCCAAGGACGGATCCGAGAAGGTTTGGGAATAGTTGGGCGAGTAGTCCTGGCTGAGATACGAGGTCGGCGCTGCCGATTGTTGCGTACCCTGGGGGCTGACTTGTCCGTAATTGGCCGGGGTAAATTGAGTCGTCTGTTGAGACGGTTGACCCTGGAACGGGGATTGAACTGGAGCGCTCAGCAGGTTCACTACCTTGTTGAACGCCGATTCCCAAGGATTGCCCTGCTCCGCCGGGGCTGGTTGGGATTGGGGGGCGTACTGAGTAGGGGCTGATTGGTAGCTGGGGGCCGCCTGCGGAACCGCCTGCGGGAAGCTGGTACCCACCTGATAAGCCACCGGGGCTGCTTGTGCCGGTGCCGGAGCCACGTAGCTGCTTGGTGCTACTGCTGCTGGTACTTGGCTCGTCTGTGGGATCGATTGGACGGTAGCGTCCTGCATAACTCATCTCCTTTTGTAAGGCTTCTAAGGTTCGATACAGATATGGCGTCAAATCCAATCTCGGATCCGCAGCCATCGGTAAATCCGGTGATTGCGGGTGAGGAGTCTGCATCATTCCCCCCACCAAGCGAGCGAATGAAGAGTATGCACCCTGCAATTCGTTCACCATCCTGAACGGGAACCCAGATAACATCTCGGCCCGCTCCTCATCCGTCTTAGACGGAAAGAGGTATTTCAGTGCTTCAATGCTATCAACACCTAATTCCTGCAAGTTTCTAACAACAATTGAATTGTTAAGAATATCTTGCGTTGAATCTTCGTATACGGGTCCCAGCCAACGCCATTGAATAGTGATATCACCATCTGGGATTAAGCCTAATACACCAGGAGGTATTTGTTGCGTCCGAAGACAAGCCATCATTAATTGTTTGACTTGATCTTCAAACATGGACATTGCATCGTTATACATACTTACTTCTTCTGGTGATGCATCCTCAGAAGGAGTAATGGGCTTCTCAAGTCCAGCAGCTGCGGCCAAGGTTTCACGGAAAAGCCTTTCTTCTTGAAAAATTATTAGTTCAAGACACCTACAAATGCCATACGTGTAAATTGCATTTGCTTTCTTTTTAGCAGTTGCAGAAACACGACCGAACAAAGATTTGTATTCAGTTGCAGTAACACCTGCGGAAATTGATAATTCATCCACACCGCCTAAAGCCGTGCGGATTTCTTCGCGGTACTGACGTGCAAACGAATTCTGATCACCGGTGATCGCATCAGGAACGATGTAGCCAACACGATCATTCGGCTCCAGGTTTGCAATGACTCGTGGAACACGAATCTGACCATCGACTCCACGGCTGACAGGATCAGCCTTAAACATCGACCGACTTAAAGGACCTGCACCTGAAAAGCCAGAGTTGGCAGCGATGGAAGGACGTTGAACTGTTGCGTCGCCACCAGACTCAATCAGGTCAGTCTTAGGACGAGAAGACAGCAGTGTGGGGTTACCAAAGAAGGTAACGTTCTTCCGCATGGTGCGGACCATCTCATCATGGGTGACGATGTGATTCGCAAGTGCATCGAACTCACCTGTTCCCTCTGTCGAAAAACCCTTCGGGTTATTGAAGATCTCAACACAAGGGATGAAACCTAATGTATTTCGGAATGTCTTGGTTTTACCACCAACAGAATAATTAGGTTGCTCAAAAGAAATCTCACCTTCTGAATGAGTTTCTTCAATTGTTGTACGTTTAATAGATAAACGAATATATCGTTTTGCGCCCTGTTGACCCATGCCATTGGCACCAGTCAAATTTGTAGTTTGAATCTCAGGCTCAAATCCAGCACCACGGCGAACCTTGTAGCTGTAGATGATTACGACTTCATCTAGCTCGCCATCGACGTTGTAATAAGTCCGATACTCGTGACGACGAAAGTAATAAAGACGATAATTAGTATCAGTTGGGCGGATGTAAAAAAGTCCTTGTCCATCACACAGAAAATAATCCCAGATTGAATCGAATCGTGTATCAAGTTGGTTGTATTTAATTACACGGTCAATAAAATCTTTACGCTGGTTACCGAAATTATCTTGTGCAGGAAAAAACTCAACCCCTTGGCGCACGCCAAAAAGTTTCATCTGTGCCAGATGAGACGCCACAATGCCGGTGTCAATCATCGACCCACCGTCTTTATCGAGGTAGGAATCAATGATTTCCTTAAGCCTAGATTTAGCGTCCGCCGACATTAACTATTTTCCTTTTTATCTTTATTGATCTTAGCAGCCTTCGCTCGCTTCTTGGAATCAAGCCATTTGCGGAAAAAAGCTAATTCAGCTGGGCCATAAAGCTCTGGATGTTTAAGAGCATTTTTGACCAACTTTTTGGTTTTCATTTTAAGAAACGTATTTACCCTGGAAACCTGCAGGAACTTGACCAACCGGGACCTGACCCAATTGAGGACCCAAGTAAAACTGTGCGTTTTGAATACCACCCATATTGCCGATCGCACCAGGGAGACTGCCGAAACCCTGGGCTAAAGGAAGTTGGGGTCCGGTGCGCCGAAGAAAGATTTCTCGCTCATTTGGATTATCGGTATTTTGACCTTTGTTATAAATTTTTTGCTGGCGTGCGTCTTTCTTAAAAGCTTCAGGGTTAATAGCGCTGCCAGCGCCACCCATAAAGTTACCGCCAGCCATCAGGTTGCCTGGTGCGCCAGGTACACCTGCACCTTCGCCTGCGTATCGAATACCTCTATGGAACATTCTTCTAACTTCTAATCTTCTTATTTTAATCCTCTAAAACTTCATATCCAGCTGAATCATTTACCTTTGTCAGAACTACCCCGTTCCCCCTCAGGTCCCAGTCGAGTACATCCCCCTCTTGCCACCCCATCTCATCCACCAATTCATCTGGTAAGGTAATAAATGGGTTGCCATTATCGTCTTCCTGCACTTCGACAATGTAATTCATTTCGACAAAAGCTTTTCCATTAGCTTATCAAGCTTGTTATTGATTTGCTTAAAGTTATCGTGCATTTCTTTGATTTCTCTGAGGAAATCTGCTTTTAAAACGTATTCAATTGGCATGCGGTTTACTTGGTCTTCCAAGAGATCAATCCTTCTTTTCTGCGAACCAATATAATCAAAAGCCTGTTGAACACGCTCTTGTTGACGGTCCAGAATCTTATTGGCTACCCATGTTCCGCCTGTAAATGCAGAAACGACGGCAGTGGCAATGACTGCCAAATATTCTGGACCCACGAACTTAAATAAATTGTTTTTTTAATTCTAAGACTAATAATCAACCTGTAATTTACCTTTGCGCATCAACCCGGTTACTAACCAAACCAACGCATCGACGCAATCATCATGGCTACTTACGCCGAAATTTGTGAGTTCCTCGAAGAGATTTGTAAAGTTCCGGTACCGATTGAAAATGATTTTTCTGTCCTCAAACATTCCCATGATTCCACGGAAACGTGCCAACTTGTCTGCACGGAAACCCTTTACAGGATGCCAGATCAAATTGTAGAGACCTTCGTTATTCAGGCAAATCCTCTTGAAGTCTGCTTCGAGAGATGCCTGGTACTGGACGGCCTCTGACCAGATGTCACATGTCGAATAAGTTGGAAAGTAATTCCCGCTTTCATCTCGACCAATCACAGACCAATCATTAAGTAGTTCCTTCATTGCATCCAACTTCTCGAGGTTGCCCATCACCCTGAGACGCCTGTAATCAATGATGTGGATGCGATCTCCAATCCTTCCACCTAACACCATTACGGTGTAGTCATTCTTTTCTTTGGTGCCAGCTGAAAGATCAACACCAATTCCAAGAGCATCAAACTCTGTTGAAATCTCAGCTTTAACCAATAATTCCGGTGCCAAGGACAGCTCATTCTGACGAATGATCTTGTTCATGTACTGGAAGGAAAAAGCAATTGGGGCCTGTCTTTTCTTTTCCTTCAGATAATCAAGTGACCACATCTCTGGCCAATACGACTTCTCGTCACCGCTAACAGGATCGTTGTAAATGGCAGAGAGAACAATCTGAGACCAGTTGTTCTGCTCATTAAACGTTGTCGCATGAATG